GTCATCAGTTCTACCTTCTGACTTGATTGTCCCGTACTCTGGGTTGGACTCGACCAAAAGCGTGGCATCAGCCTTGATCTGCTGTTTCACTGCTTCATAAGCTTTACTGTCTCTTTCAGACAGCTCAGTCCTAACTTCTGCTTGAAGTTCTGCTTTTAATTCTGCTTTTAATCGTTCTCGAAGTTCTTGAGGTGAGAGTGATTCAGCCTGCTGGGTCTGTAGTTCCAGCAGTTTGTCAGGTGTGATACCTGCTTCAGCAAGTACCCTTAGCGTGTCGGAGGAGAGGCGCTCTTTAGGGAGATACTTAGCCTGTTCTTGCTTCCAGGCTTCCTGTTCCGCTTTAAATGCTTGCTGGGCTTTCCGTAAGCGCTGCATATCGCGGGCGATAGCAGCCTGTTGAGGGCTCAGAGGCTCATTAGATGCTTCAACGGCCTTCGGAGGGGTTTCAACAGTATTGGTAGGGGGTATCGGAGCTGTTTGTCCAGGTGCTAAGCCACTTGGCGGCGGTGCTATGGTGTTAAAGTCTATCTCTTCTGCTCTAGCAGAGGTTTTAGGCTTAGATTGTAACGAATTGACCACATTTTGAGGGGTTGTGGTAAATTTGTTCAATTTTGCCATCTCTTCTGCTCTAGAAGAAGTGCGTGCTGGACGTGGAGTTACTGGTTGTGAGGGGGGTTTACCAGATAACTTGTCTTTTAGGGCTTGCACACGTGCTGTTGAGGCACTTTGCTTACCCATATTGACTGTAGATCTGGTTTCTGTCTTAGATGGAGTGTTAGAATTAGCCGAGTGGGCTTTATTCGTTACATTGAGGGCCATTTTTACTTCCTTGTTCGTAACTGCGAACTGTTATGCGTTGCTGCGCTGTTAGATAAAAATTTTTATGTTATTGTGGGGGCATTGGGTTAGCGCTATTAGGCACTAAGGGAGATGTTGGAGTAGGTTGAGGAGCTGCTTGAGGCTGCGGAGCTGGCATTGGAGGAGGCATTGCTTGAGCTTTTAACTGTTGTAGGGCAGCAAACCAGTCTCTCAAGGACTGCATTTTCTTTTCTTCAAGCTTACATTGAGCATAAAGATTAATATACTGAACAACAATCTGTTCAGCTTTGGGTAAAGGGAGGAATTGATCAGGTGGTTCAAACTTACCGTGCTCGACAATGTCATCAAGGGCTTGATAAATCCGTTCTTCGGCAGCATTAGCGAGAGTTTCTTGCTGCCCTAGGTCCGGGAAGTCGAGAAGGCGACGTCCTTCCTGAATGTCAATCATTCCTGATTGAATCATTTCAGTTACTTTTTGGAGACGTCCTGCTGGATCTTTTGGCAGAGAGGATTCTGTATAGCACTGAATGACAAATGTGTCATCAAGGAGAGCCACATTATCTAGACTGATCTCTCTACGACCCTTCTTACGGTCTACAAACACTGTCTCATACTTGCCATCACGTTCAATGATGTCCTTAACGAGATCCATCACCTGGTAAGCTAAGTCTACATAGAAGTTTGAATAACGTTTTTCAAGAGCCGCGAACCGCTCCGCATTGATATCTTGATACACCCTTTGTGCTTCTCCGCTATCCAATCCTTCCGGTTTTTGGGATGTAGCAGACAGCTGACTAAGTCCTTCGTCGTTATAGGCATATTGAATAATTCGGTCCCGTTCCTGGTACATTTCAGCAGGAACACAACTCGATACTTCAACAGTGGGCTTAACTCCTGTATATGGAATGAGTATACCAATTTTGTTCGAGAACGACGCTTTGTTGACTTTCGAGCCTTGCTCATAGAATACCCTCGGTACCCCGGTAAGTTTAATAGATTTGGAGATAGTGTCAAGGAGGCTATTTAATTCAAGCTGGCTACCCATTTGCTTCTCGGCCACACTCATAGACCAGAAGCCAAGAGCACGCTTGTGATGGTGGAGGAATACAAAGGGGAACTTTTCCTTTTTCCACGGTTCACTAAAGAGTTCTCCAGAAGAACAAGCGATAGTATGCATGCCGTCATTGGCGTCGGGACCAGAAGGGAGACTCCATCCCTCCACAACCATCACAAGATCAGAAACTGATTTAGATGCCTGAGCAGACTTATCAACAGTGGACTTCTCTGCCTGTTCGATGATATGTTTCCTATCGGGAAACATCGACTTTAGCATTTCTCTATCGTAAAGAGCTGCTTCATATAATCGTCTTGGGTCGCCATGGGCACTTTCCTGTAAATCAACAAACAATGAACTAACTAGCTTACGCTCTATGCAGACTTTCTTGTCTTGACCTTCATAGACTTTAAGGCAACCAGTACCACCCCAGCCAAGAGCATCAGTGAGGATGTATTCGCCTACTTCGTAGGCTTTAATCCTGTAGAACTCGCCAAGAATAAAGCTATTAAGTTTCTTCGCAAGATTACGTTCCTTGTAGTCGCCGTTGTCAGTTAGGAAAGTTGGAGAGGGGCGGTTCTGAGTAATACGAGATACCAGAGTTCCTGTGATTGAAGATACTATGTTATAGGTGGGTCGATTTGGGGCAAGAGGGCTGTACTGGTCCATTAGGGACATATTGGCCCCAATAAAACTGAACAACGGCTGACCACTATAGAGGCGGGCAAAAATTGCTAATTGTCGAAGACGAGGTTGTTGTGAGGATTTAAGATAAGCAAAGGTGGCACAAAGTTGCTCTGCACGTTGCCTATCATCTTTGGCTTCCCACCAACGATAGCCCATATTGGGTTGATTCATTGGATTGTTGGAAGTACGGAATACTTGCTGTACTCTTGTTCCTGCAGTCTTTTCTTTTGGAGAAGTCTTTAAAGCCATAAACTATTTAGCCATGAGATACGTATATCCTAGAGGCCCTACAAATTTATAATCAAACCTATGTCCAAGAGCTAGCTTAAGCTCAGTTAGTTTAGTTTGATTGAGTCTTAAGCTTTCTGGATGAGTTCCATATTTTCGAGCAAGATACCATAAGGCATTGACTACACGTTCTTCAATAGAATACTCGTAGGGACGAATATATTTCTTTTCAAACTTAAAGTCTTTAAACTCATCAGTAAACCAATGTTCAAATAAAAGTCCCATTACAAATCCTCTGCAGGAGGACGGCTCGAATAATCTATTAACCGTTCAATCTCTGCATTAGGATCTTCATCATATTCATCTGAAACTTCTGCATAAGCTTTTTCTAGCTCAGCTTTAGTTCTACGTGTTACAACAGGAGGTGGGCTCTCAGAAAGAACTAAATTAAGATCGGTGGATTGATACTGCAATACACCCTGGGACCTAAGAAGCTTTAAAAGCTCCTTGAGGGCCTTCATATCGGGAAGAGTCATATTACTCCCGTCGACGTCTTTTTCTATCTTTCAAAATCTCAGCAACAAGAGAGGCTTCACTGGAATCATGGTCGGGCTCGTCCATGTAGTGAACTGGCTCTTTATTAGGACCACGGCCACTTGTAGCATGTGGACGCTCATCTTGAGGAGAAGCATCCATTAGTCCTGATTCATTATCCATATCCGAATCATCTGGATGATCAATAGGACCATGTAAAGTACCAACATCAGAACTGAGGGAGTCGCTTTCGTAGTCTTCAACTTTACCCCCGCGAGCCATCCGTTTGCGATCAGCCATGATACTATCAACTAGGGAGATATGTTCATTCTTTTGAGGTCTGGTGGAGCTATTAAGTTTCTTTGAGGATTCTTCAGACATCACCCCATAGTCAACCATTCCCATTCGGCTGTCATCTTCTTCATCATGACCCGCTTCACGGTCCGGGTGCAGTTCCTCATTCCCGTCCTCGGGATGCTGTTCAACAGAACGAAGTTCGTTGACTTCACCGCCTTCAGCCAACATTGCTCTACGGGAGTCACGATCCATCACATCTTCAATCATGTGATTATGCTTCTTGGGCTCATGGAGCAAGGGCTTCATAGCATCAACTTCACCGCCTTCGGCCATGGCCTTTCGGTGTGGGTATAAGTCTTTCGTGGGCCTGTGGCTCACTGGCTCACCACCAGCAGGCTGGGCCATTCCTCCTTGGGACATGCAAGCCCCACCCATTGCCATGCATTTGGGGCAGGAGTGGTCGTACACTTCATGGCTTTGGTCGTTCATAGCCATGCCACCAGAGTTAAGTACTTGATGGCTTTGATCAATCTCCCCAGAAGAGCCATGTTTACTGACTCGGTTCATCTTTCCACCTTTTGACATATTGGCCCTCTTTGTAGAATATGCAATGGCCAGCGCCTGTTTTTGAGGCTTGCCGTGCTTCATTTCGGTCTTTAAATTCTTTTTAAACGCTTTGTTGGAGGGAGATTGGACTAGGGGCATAGGATTAATCCTGGGAAAGGCTTCTAGGGTCCTTTAAATCGAAAATAGGAGGTATTAAAACTTCTCCTCATTATGGGTTCATATTTGGGAGAAGGTATCAGCCTTGTGGTACTGTTACACGGCGGGGTATATGGGGAGAACGGCCTATGATTGGTTACCTTACCCTGTGGGTAGGTATAACTCTTACTATCCTGTAACGGCCATTACTGCCTTACATACTGGCTCGCATAAAGTCTAGCGTACCATATCACCAACTATATACCATGATTATAGGCAATTGCAACAACTATTTTATTTATTTTATAAGACTATGATTATACAGGGAAATAAAACTTGACAAGCTATATCTTACGTCTTTTATCGAACCGGTCCTGGTACCTAAGCTTGGGTCGATCCAGTCTCTGTACACCGTTCAGATCAGGCTCAACTGTGTACCGCTCCTTAAGCTCATTCTCGACCGTCTTAGCTTCCTCAAGCCGTTCAAGCTCGGCCTGAAACATCATCTCCGACTGCTCATCTGACCACTCTTTGGTCCCAAACTCTGGTGCAGCCTTCTCGACCTTATAAGTGTAGGAATAAGACTCTCTCCATGCATAGAGCACGGCGTCACATATGTCTGAGTGAAATCGATTGGATATGACTTTACGGTCAGGCGTAGACTTGTCATGATCCCACTCAACCTTCACACTATCCATAGCAAATTGACTGGTTGCCTTGATCATGAGCTTGCCTGTGCGCATAGCATCGTTCATAAGTTCAATGTATTCCATCTTACGGGTCTTCTCAGCCGCAACCATAGGTACAGAGAACCGCTTGGCTATTTCCTCTGTTATCTTCTTACCTAAACCACCTGTATCCACTACAATCTTGTCTACATCGTATTTGGCCAGCATACCCTCAATCTGCTTAACCAAAGCCGATATGTCCTGACCGCGTGTTATCTTCTCCTCAACCAAGTAGGTCTTAAGCGATGTATCACTATAGGCAAGTAAAGCTATAGCATCAGCATCTCCAAACCCTAGGTCCAGGCCGATAAGATAATGGTAGTTACCTTGTGGTAACTGGTCGTAGTGGTTGTGCTGGCCCCAATGGTAGACAAGGCTATTCTCATCCGTCACCCACCGACCAAACCACTCCCGCTGTATACTAGGATCGGCTACAGTCACCCCTCGACGTTTAAGTTCACGGTCCAGAGCATCCTGGTGTGTCTTACCTAGCTTGAGATAGGGCATCTTAGGATTATCAAAGAAGGACCAGCTATGCTTAGAGCATCCTTGGCCTATGTAGTTAGGGCTGGACGGGTTGGTGAGGTCATAGAAGTAACCAGCTGGCACAGCACCGGGCGTGCCGATGAGGATGAGCTGGCCTTGATAGTCCATAAGGGCCGGACCGATCACTAAGTCCACTAGCTCTCTAATATACTCAGGAAACGACTGCACCTCATCTAGATAAGCCTTCTTAATAGCCAGACCTCGAAGGTTCTCTATGGCCCCTCTATCCTCAGCGCCGAGGCACATTATGATGCCTCCCTTAGGATATGTAATAGTTAGGTCCGACTCATTCGGCACACCGCCCAAGGCAAACATCCTATTAATCATCTTAAGCTTAGGCCAGATGTTACGTTTAGCCATCTTACGGTTGATAGTGATGTAGAGGAATACACCATAGTCTTCAGACCGTGAGGCCGCGTCATTTAGGTCAGCTGCACAACCTTCAGTCTTACCCGATCGACGCGTTGTCACCGCTGCTTTAAAGTCACTAGGATCTCTTACAAACGCCAGCTGCTTGTCGAATAAATAGTTCTCTAGCCTGAATGTTCCTGGCTCATCTATTAAGCCACGGCGGCGGGCTAGCTCTCTTAAGGCTTCAGACCGTGTAAGTTTAACCTTTGGCTTTGAGGGCTGCTTCGATTTGTTCATCTGTTAAGTCTTTCGTGGCTGCCTTGGCCGTATCGGCTCTTTTCTTATCGGCTGCTTCCTGAGCCTTCTTCATGTCTGCTAGAAGCTTTACGTAGCGGGCTAGGTCCATAGCGCTGTCTGGGTCCAATTTAGCGCCTATGGTGAGGTTTTGGATGTGTTGTATATCCCGTTCTATGATTCTAAGAGACTTTTTATATAGTTTGTCTATCTTTGAGACTGGCATATGGTTGATTTGGTTGGTGTGGCCTGCGTGGCCGGTTCGTTTTTGGTGGCTCGTATAGGTTTTAAAAAGAATCTGTTTAAGCTGTTTTCAGTGTATAAATAGTTACTTTAGCTACAAATTAGCCATAAATGCTAAAAACTAAGTTTACAGTTTATAAACTGTTAAGTGGCTAAATTGAGCTTAACTTCAATTGGCATCCATAATGCATTTATACTAAACCATAGGAGATAACAGATGATCGAATATAAACGACATGAACTAATCTATTGCAACAACAACATCTGGTTCGTCTTACTAAGCAATGTACATTTAACAGGTTCATTAGAGCATCTTATGGCTTGTATTGATTTATTGGAGGCAAAATGAAGCATACACTAGGACCTTGGCACACAATTCAACGCAATGGCTCTTTATGGGTCTATTGTGAAGATCATAAAGATGAAAGCAATCCAACAATTGCAGATATAAATATAATGGATCCAAACTCAGAAGCAAATGCAAACCTTATAGTCGCTGCACCTGAAATGCTCGAAGCCCTTAAAATTGCACAACTTTTACTGGAAGAACTTTCAGTTGAGCAGGGATTTACAAGCCAACAAGATGACGATTATAAGCTAATTAAATCCGTGATCAACAAAGCTGAGGGAAAGTAACATGAAGACCTTAACTATAGCCCTATTAGCCCTAACTAATAGTGTTCAAGCAAACGACCTAGGCATGTTTACCTTAGGCGTCGTCACCCACACAGCCAGCTACACCATCATGAGGAAAGGCTTTAAAGCTACTGAAATTGAATCACATGTGTTTGCTTTGGTTATAGATGTTATGGTGGGAATGTCTTGTGCTTATTATGACGACAGTGAATACCCAACGGCAACTAAGCAAAATAAAGCCTTTGCGTCACATATGCTTGGTGCAGGTAGTACAATAGCTGTAATGCATGCTTTTTCTTTTTAACTAGGAGGCCAAATGAAGCCTATATACCGTGTTTACTTACAAACTGTAAAACATTGGGAGGAGCTTAAGAAGCTTGAGTTCACCGATCCAACTAAGAAAGAACTAATGCTGATTATGACTATTGATACTTTGCTAGACTTACTTGAGAGAGCTCTTGGTCTTTGAGTTATATTGCTTAAGAGCGTCTTCACAGACTTCTTCAAATGTATCGCCTTCGGAGCCAATGGCGGTGGTCTTGTCGATATGAAGTAGTAAAGCCCATGTGTTACGTTCCGTTACATAACGGACAGTGAGCATGATGCCGATTGTTTTGGTGAGCTCCACTAATTTATTAAACGTTTCCATTTTCTTTATCCTTTGCTATAAGAACCTTGATTTCATCAACAACAAATCTAGCTTTTTTAAGAGTGGATAAAGCTAGCTCACCCACCTCATAATGGGTTACACCATTGTCGACTCGAGTGCATTGACGGATGATCATGCCATTATAAGGTATATTGACAGTGTCGAACTTATGTTGCTGTTTTTTCATACTTTAACAAGCTCCTCATCCTCAACCTTGGCCTTAGCTTCAACCTTTGTTGTTTCTTTAGCTTCTTCAACCTGCGGAGCTGGTAAAGGAATCTTTTGAAGCTCTTCAGGATTAGTGGGAAATAGTTTAGCTATCAGTTTTGATAAGTAAGAACGTTGTTGGATGCGTTTTTCTAAGTATTCGTTAACTTTAATCTGTTGTAACTCTTCAGGGGTCATAAGCATGAGCTCAATGGCTCTATTAGTAAGCTTTTCTTCTTTCCTCATTCGGGTGTACTCAGTCAAAGCTAACGCTTTTAGCATAGACGCTTCGTCAGCATGCACAGTAGCCCGGCCTTCACCGACTTTATATTGATCTCCTGGAGCGAAGTGAGTGCGCTTCAGGATCTGCCTTTTTAATGGTATACCAAAAGCACCTTGGCCCTTAAATGGAGCCCATTCAGACTTAGCGGGCCTCACCTTGGCATATAGATTCTTGGCCCAAGCTTTAAGCCGCTTTAGCATCGATCTTATCCTCTGGCTTGCGGGCCGCTGAGACATATACAGCCGCTTCAATGCGGTTAAAGGGGATTAGGAACTCTACTCCCGTGGATAGTGTGCAATTAACACCGTAGTCACATAGAACCATTTCAATACCAGGATAGTTGGTAGTATTTAAGGTGCGGCTGTCGATTGTTTTATAACCGGGCACATGAAAGGTATCTGTAACCTGTAAGTGCTTAATTTTCCTATAAATAGCCATGTATTTACTCCTTATTACTTAATTGTTTCAATAGTTTATTTTTTAGATCAAACCCATCAGATCGGAAGCCTAGCTTGATGTACACATATGGAGAATTATCATCGTTGAAAGCATAACCACATATGGTATCGTTATCCTCATCAAGGCAAGCCACAACAATCTTTTGTTCATTTAGGAACCTCTCAAGCCTCTTATGCTGCAAGCTGGACCAAGTAGCTCGTTTAAGTGTAGTGTTATTAGACTTATCAAACCATCGGTTACGTAAATAAGTTGCAAAGATGAAGTTATCATCGGAGGGTACATTATGTCTAAAGATGATTCTCATATTTTGAACATTGTTCTCATCTTGCGAATACGATGTTGTACACCAGGCTTTGAAAGGCCCATCAGTCTACCTATTTCTTTATATGAGAGACCTTCCGCGTGGAGTTGCCACGTTTTCCTATAATCCTTAGAAGGAAAGGTCTTATCAAAGAGACATTGGCCAACCAATCTGTAATACTCTTGTTGAGACGTTTTATGTATCTTTGATGATTCTTTCTTATGGTTTTCAGGAAGGGGCTCTGCAAATTCATCATGAAGCACATGGCCTGTCCAGCTTTTAAGCCTACCTTCTTGGTCCTCGATATCTTTAAAGCCCGTTTCTTCAAGTTTACGATACCATTTCTTAGTGAGCGCATTGAGCGAACTAGACTTCCGTTGGAGCTGCTGTAAATTGTGTTTGCTCATTGGTTACCTTTTTAGGATCTGTATCTTTAGCTACTTCTCTAGCCACTTGGTACGCCGCCGCTTTACATAGTTGACGAGAGATATGCCAAACAGACAAATAATTAGTACTGGGATTAGTATGAAGAATAAAAGTAGCCGCAAGATGTCTCGTTGAAGCATTATCAGGTAGTCCAGACAATAGAACAATGTCAGAAATCCACGCATTAAACTCACCCATGCCCGTTGGAAGTCTACGAGGTAGGTAAAATCTTTTAAGCGCCTTCAGTAGCTTTATCATTTGTCTGTCCCTCTGCAACTTTGGCTTTCATTTCTTCTTGAATTTGTAGCCTTACTTTATTGCAATCTGCATCTAACTTATCAGCCTTTTTAATCATATCTACAATTTCATTTTCAATTTGGCTGAGCTGATATTTAACAATAGACTTTTGATAGTTAAGAGCACCAAGTCTATAAATATGCTGACTCAACTCTTGCTGCATTGCTTGCAAATTATTGTTGGCTTCTAGTTTCTTATTTTTCTTAAACAGACTCATTTATTCCTCTTTCTTGTAATGTTTAATAGGTCCAATTGGAACATCTTTAACACTGTGAAAGGACAGTGCACTCTGGAAGTGAACAGCTTTGTCTTTGTCCATGTAAACTTCTATTACATCCTTAAAGCTGTTAATAAACCCCTCTCGGTAAAGTGACTTTAGTACTTCCCTATAAGCCTTACCAACTGCTTTGACCAGGTCAGACTTATAAATATGTACTACCAGTTCCTTCATTACCTATTTAGTATACCTTATTATTGTCAAAAAGCAAGCATATTGTGAACAATACTTTGCTTAAGATATAATATCCAAAGGCGCCGTTTAACGGCGGGTATTGGATATATAAAGGTATATTCGTATGTAAACTGTCTTACTAGCGTGTCTGGCCGGCGTAAGGTCTAGCCTACCATACTACAAAAAATACCATAGTTAATTGTAAAGGTCAACTACTTTTAATTGACAGGTCTAACATTATTATATATACTGTAATTACATGAAAATATCCAATAACTTAAAACAAGGTTCAAAAGAGTGGTTAAAGTTCCGAGAAACTGGTCTAGGGGCTTCAGACGCACCAATTATAATGGGTGAATCTCCTTGGAAAACGCCTTTTGAGTTATGGGCTGAGAAGACGAAATTACTTAAACCAGAAGAGCCGCATATTATGGCTGCAGTGGCTATGAAAAGAGGAACAGATCTTGAGCCAAAAGCAAGAGAATTATACATACAGCAAACAGGAAAAAAAGTTTCTATTCCTAATGTTGAGCATCCCGTTTACCCATTTATACGAGCCAGCTTGGATGGACTCAGTGAAGATGGCTTGGTTATACTCGAAATCAAAACTCCCGGTAAAGCAGATCTTATTGAGGCTTCAAAAGGTAAAGTACCTAAAAAGTATTACTGGCAACTCATGCAACAGTTGTTGTTGGTGCCCAAAGCCACTCACCTTGACTATGTCACCTTCGACGGTAAAGAAACAATTTATATTACAAAAGTCGAAAGGAACAAAAAGGATGAGGAAAAACTCCTAAAAGCTCTGTTACACTTCTGGACACTAGTGGAGAAAAAGGTCCCACCTCCAGTTAATTATGATGATATGACACGCGTCATCACAAGACTTGCAAAGGACCATGAGAAGGTGATAGCATCTATGAATGCATTAACAGTCATTCACAACTGTCTAATGCAAGGAACATCCGAAGTGGATGAAGACGGTTTTATTAACGTATCAAGCAAAGGAGATAAATAATGTCTAAAGCAAATACTAAAACCTATGCAGAACAAGGACTAGAAGATGTCAACAACGAAACAGCGGCGGCAGAAGCAAATATCGCAGTCTCTTCAGAAGATTCTTCTGACGAGTTCTTTCAAGTTGGTGGACTTGAACCAGTTAAGTACTACTATCGTACCAGTGCACCCAAGAAACCGACGAAATCCCCTTTTAAAATCCTCGAAAAAGGGCAAACTATCACAGGTACGTATACACGTAGCTTCACCTCAGGTAAGTTTAAGAATGCTACTTACTTGGTACGACTCGACAACGGGGACCTCATTGGCCTTCCAGGAGCTGGAAGCCTTACGAAAGCAATGAGCAAGCTCGCTGAAGGCTCGAAGGTGAAGATCACCTATCAAGGCACCCAGGAGATTAAAGGTGGTGAATGGAAGGGCCAGGATGCCCACGTGTTCACCGTGTTCGGTTCTAAGTTGAAACAATAGTATAAATGGTTGCGGCGTGGAGCCAAGGTGCAATAAGTCCTGGCGAAGGGGAATGTGGTCGTGATTAGACCCAAATAAGACCTTAATCAGGTCACCCGAGGACACGCAGATTATGACCGAGAGACCCTATAATCGGAATACAGATTGTAAGGGAAACAGAGTAGCTCAAGTAGAGCCCGGGATGGTATCCTGGAGATGTGGTATTGAACCCACCTCTGACAGTGAGAATCAAGCCTCACCAACCATAAATAATTCACCTCCTAACCGAGATACAGCGGTTTCTTTTATTCTGTATACGCTCTGGCCCCGAAGCGCTACAATCGGGGCAAATTTTATTTATCCCATTTCTGAAAGAAACCATGCTTGTATGTGACGTAGAAACATATGGTACTGATCCTAAGAATGGTAAGCTTCTTGGCGTGGCCACTGCTCCTATCGAAGAAAATAGTTTATATCCTATTGAATATTGGGCTTTACAATATTATGATTACAATACTTCTACTTGGATTAAACATCAAAATTATGATATGATTGTTTCCCGACTTAGGGTTTTACTCACTACTAATGAATTAATAGGACACAACTATACATATGATAAAATCTGGATTGACCATGTTCTTGGCATTAATAGCTATTGGCATGCTGATACTAGACTTATGTGGCACATGTCAGCTGCACCAGCTGGCCCTCGCCCGTATAGCCTTAAGGATGCACAGGTCGAGTTATTGGGCTGGCCAGCGCGAGGAGATGCTGAACTTGAAGAACAGGTTAAAGCTCGCGGAGGTAAATTAAGTGAAGGCGATCACTATCTTGCAGATCTTGCTACTTTGTCTAAATATGCTTGTCTTGACGCTATTTCTACTGCACTTACATATAGTAAGCTAAAACCTTTCTTTGATGAACATGATTATTGGTGGATGCTTGAGAAGATGGTTAAATATTCATGGCTACTACAACAATGTACTGACAGCGGTATATTAGTTTCTGTAGATGCCCTAAAAAGGGAAATAGACAAACTAACGTATACAAAGGAAGCTAACACAGCAGCCTTTATGGAGCTTGCGGCACCTTATATTAAAAGACTAGAACGTATGTGGATGGAAGATCGAGCAGCTAAATATACAAGTGATGCAGCTAGACAGCGGTTTTTATCCAACTGGGACATGCAAAAGAAATTTAAACTGTCTTCGGACAAAGACAAAAGAGAGCTATTTTATGATTGTATTGGCCTACCTGTGCTTGCCACTACTGATTCCGGTAAACCTTCTACTGCTACTGATTCAATTATACTTGCTTCTAAAGGTAAACCAGAGATTGAATCTCTTATTGAGTTCTTCAAAGAAGCTGAACAATCAGAAACAATCTTAAATAGCTTTGCTAAACCCTGGCTTAAGGAAGTAAAGAATGGACGATTACACCCAAGGTTTAATCCTTGTGGCACCGTGTCCTATAGACTGTCAGGGTTTAAGCCATATCTTCTCAATGCACCTTTTGATGAGAAGGAGTTGATGGGCTGCCTTAAGTGTGATGAAGGATGGGCTGGTGTCCATGCTGATTTTGTGTCAGTTGAACCAGCGGTCACTGCACATTACAGCCAGGACCCATCGCTGTTAAAGGTGTTCAGGGACGGCCTAGGGGACGTGTATCTTGACTTGGCTTTGACACTCTTCCCTGGAGACGAGGAGCTAAAGAAAGGATATAACCCCCTAGCGCCGATAACCGGTGAGATTAAGAAGCGGTTTAAAGCTCAAAGAGACGTGGCTAAGGTGATACAACTCGCCGTTCAATATACTGGAACAGAATATACAGTACATAAGAACTTAACACAGGCTGGCCATAGTTTTACATTGAGTGAATGCAAAGCAATGGTTGCTGCTTATTGGAAGCATTTTAGAAAGGTAGCGGTGATGAATGAAGCTTTATTTCGTAGATTCGAACAACAAGGATATCTTAGGAACGCGGTTGGTCGTATTATTCAAGTGCCCACCACCATACCAATTAAACGACGTGATGGTACTATATGGGATAAACCCATCCCCAGATACAAAGATTTACCCAATAGGTTTATTCAAAGCTCTGCGCATGATCTTCTTAGTTTCTGGGTTCTCAACATTGAAGCACGTGTTAAAGTTAGCGCTCTTCAAGCGCGTCCTTTGCTTGTGGATTGCCATGACTCCACCTCCTGGCAATGTCCCCGATCTGAAATTGAATCTCTTGAGAAGTGCTTTAGAGATGCCTTGACACAGCTTAATGAAGAGGTTAAACTAACTGTACCGATTAAAGCAGAGATTAAGACATTTCAAACACTGGCTGGACTTAAAGGAGAAGAATAATGAAAGTATTACAAGAAGTAGTTGAAGTATCTGGAGAAGGGCTAGAAGCCCTTATTGGTAAAAAAGTAACGTTATTGTGCGCTAACTATTTTTATACTGGTAAGCTTATTGGAGTTAATCAAACTTGTGTCAAACTAGAAAATGCAGCAATTGTTTATCAAACAGGTGCATGGACAGATAAAAACTATGCAGATGAACAACCTCTTGGTGCTAAAGAGTTCTATGTACAAACATCAGCTATTGAATCCTTTGGTATATTAAAATGAAGATCCAACAATATTATAAATGTAAATATCTTCGGTCGAGGTCGAGGTCGGGGTCGAGGTCGGGGTCGGAGTCGGGGTCGAGGTCGAGGTCGTGGTCGGGGTCGGGGTCGTGGTCGGGGTCGAGGTCGTGGTCGGGGTCGGGGTCGGGGTCGAGGTCGAGGTCGGGGTCGTGGTCGGGGTGGAGGTCGGGGTCGGGGTCGAGGTCGTGGTCGGGGTCGGGGTCGGGGTCGGTATAGAAAGGACTTATGAATGATCTACATAATGTTTTTAACTATCGCATTGGCTCTCTTACCAGTGCTCTTGGTCGCCCTCCTGTCTTTTACCGTAGTGATCTTCTTCAATCGAAAGGATGTGCGTTCGGCTCGGTCTATGCGGTCCGCAGGGAAGACGCAGAAGCTATCTCCCTCACAGCGGGCACAGCAGCTGGATTTAAAGGTATTGTCTGGTCGCAAAGACTCTGGGTGGACTTCGACAATACCGAAGGGGCCTTACAGGCCAGGAAACTGTTAAAGGAGCAAGGATATGATTATGTCGAATATGATACAGGTGGTCGTGGTAGCCATTTTGGTATACGTAGGGATTGCAACCCTAGTCACATTCTCCCTCTTCTTGATAAGCATTGGGTTAAGGAGAATATGCCATTGGCTGATCTCTCGCTCTACTGGCACTTACACCTCATACGACTTCCGGGCGCAGTTCATGAAAGAACTGGGAGAACCAAAACATTGGTCACCAGGCAACCCGGACAAGCCCTCATTCTACCAAACGTATTACCCGATGACGAAGGAGTTAAGCAAGCGGCAGCGAGCGAAGGCAAACGTAGAGAGTCCATCTTCTCATGCTGGCAAGTGGTCTCCTTACTCACAGGAGCCGGAATAAATGGTTCTAGGCATCGTCATCTCCTTGATCTCGTATTGGCTCTTAAAAACGATTGTATGGTATCTATGGATGAATCGATGTGGGTTGTGCGAGAGGTTAATAGAGGATTCGAGGAGCCCAAAGCGGAAGAGGAAGTCGAAAAGATAGTTAAGTGGGCATATGAAAAAGATTAACCTGTCCACTTTTAATGGGATCATACGAGAATACTATGAAGTAGGTGCATTATCAGATGCTGACTATTCAAAATATAATTTGATTTGTAGATATAACGATAAGGTATCTAAAAGGTTGCTTGATGAAAAGGAAATATTAAGGAAAAAAGGGAAAGAGGCTTTTAATACATTACTTAGAGCGATGATATATAAATCCAATTCGTTTCTCAATCTTATTCCCAAAACAGGTGGACTTGGTACTGCTTATATACCCTGTCCAATAAAATATGGCAAAGACTGAAAAGCCTATAACAGACTGGAACAAATTCCGAGAACAGTTCGTCCGTTGGACCCTCCGCCGCGCCAGTTTCAGATGGCCCCCAAGAGGGGAAGCCATGAAGCTAGCTAGGGTGGATCGGGGCTTGTACAAATGTGCCATATGCGGTAAAGTGTATAAGAATAAAGAGGTGAGAGTTGACCACAAAGATCCAGTTGTGCCGGTATTGCCGACAAGCCCCACCGAACCCGGTGGTATTGCCCAATATGTGCTACGGATGTTTCCAGAGTGTAGTGGCTTCCAAGTACTGTGTAGACCATGTCACGATATCAAAACCAAAGGAGAGAACGATGAGCGACGCAAAGCTAAAACAGCCAGAAGTAAAACTAGATTTACACGTAGCAGGAGCAAAGGATGATAATGGTAAACCTAGGTGGGATCTTCTTCCTTGGAAGGCTATTGCTGGCCTTGTTAGTGTACTTACATTTGGTGCCAAGAAGTATTCTCCTAACGGATGGAGAACGGTACCTAATGCCAAATCTCGTTACACAGCTGCTCTTCTTCGACATCTTTATTGTATACAAAATGGGGAATTGTTGGATAAAGAAAGTGGTTTAAGGCATATTGACCATCTTCTTTGTAATGCTGCGTTTCTAGCAGAACTGGAGGACTAATGAATAATCGTGAAATAGAACGTAAATTCACAGTGGAAGGGTTGACCTATGAAGATGCTCTGGAGACTCTTAAGCGCGGGTTTCCTTGTACTGTCGATGCTACTAGCTATGACCTATACTGGAAGGCTCCTAATGTGGACTTTGTTCGCCTTAGAGAGAATAGCAGGGAGCTAACGGTTAAAGTTACAGATAAAGGTACTGTAGTTGATCGCATTGAAGAGAATGTTAAGCTTGAACGTGGTGCAATGAAGGATTGTAAGCGGGCTATGACCCTACTCTATGGTAAGCCACTAAAGCTAGTTAAAGAGTTCGCCGTGTTTGAGGAAGCTACTGTCATATGTCTATATAAAGTCGAAGGAGATCCTAAGAATAGGGTGTTCTTAGAGGTTGAAGCAGATGACCTATATGAGGTTGATAGAGAAGTGTCGTACTTGATCAACAGGCTTCGATTTGCTCTAACCCCTGTGCCGTATTCGTTGTATCAGCTGTTTAGTGAGGGGCTATGAGTAAACCAAAGATATTATTCTACGACATTGAAACCGCGCCTAACCTATCATACACATGGGGTATATATGACCAGAACGCAATTGACGTTAAGGAGACTTGGCATCTCTTGTCTTTCGCTTGGAAGTATGCCGGGGACAGCCGCGTTTCTTGCCTCAGTCTACGCCACTTTAAAGGTAATGCCAAAAGCAAAGAGAAAGCTTTGGCTAAAGCACTTCACAAGCTGCTTCAGACAGCAGATGTAACAGTAGCCCATAACGGAGATACATTTGATTACAAGAAAGCTAAGGCTCGTTTTATTTATCATGGGCTCAAGCCTACCCGCATTGTGCCTTCTGTTGACACTCGCAAAGTTGCCCGTAAGTATTTCGCTTTTAATAGCAATAGCCTTGACAGCCTTTGTCGCTTTCTGCGTATAGGCAAGAAGATAAAGACCCCGGGTTTTGATCTGTGGCTGGACTGTATGGCTAATAAGACTAAGTCTTGGAAGCTTATGGAGAGCTATAATAAGAAGGATGTGGAGCTACTGGAGAAGTTGTATAATAGGTTGTTGCCTTGGATGCATACTCATCCTAATATGGCTGCCCTAGAAGGCAAGGATGGATGTCCTAAGTGTGGTTCTAAAGCCATTGAACGGCGGGGTACCTATGCTACCAATACCTCGATTAGGTATAAATGGTTTTGTCAGGATTGCAGAGGCTGGCACACTTCACCAAAGAAGATAAGATGAGTAAGCTAAATAAATTGCCACTAGTAGTCATAGAGACTATAGACCACACCAGCTCTTGTGGTGGTGTACAAGAACGGGCCACGCCATCTTCTATGGTCACTAGTGGGTGGTTGCTTAAAGAGACCAAACAAGGTTATTATATTGTACATACAGTATTTGAAAATGATCCTAAAGATGAGCATAATGTTACTAGTTTCATAGCTAAAATACCTGGACATAAAGTAAGGCGGATTAGATGAATGTAAAGCAAGCTTATATTCAATATAAACTTGATCCTATTAAGAAGAGCGTATTTGGGATACTATGCTTGGATTGTGGTTGGGTTGGTATTAGCTGGAACCGCCATGACTATAAGACATGTAACTGTCCACAGGATACTATGATTGATGGAGGCCAAATAGACTATCATAGATATGGCGGAAAAAGTTTCGATAGGCTACAATTGATTGAGATTAAACCTATAAAAAAGGCTAAAAAGAAATGATCTCATGGCTATCAAATCTTCGATTAAGTCTCACACAGTGGCTCTTGGCGTCTACGGTGTTGCTATGTGGCGTGCTTGTAGCAGCCCTTAGGCTCCAAGGGTCCCGCCTCCACAAAGCCCAAATAGAAGCCTTATCTGCTAGGATTGATTTGACCAATGCCAATGAAGAAGCTAAAATAGAGGTATTAAGGAACAAGATGGATGCGGAGATTTATAAGTATGAACAAAGTCATTGATTGGGAAAACCCGTTTAAAAGTTCAGATTTTCAATTAGCTAAAATTGTTCCAGACAATGAAGCTGATTTGTGGAAAGCAAAACTGGGGGAAATACTTTTTGGGCAGCATTTAGCGGATATGGCCAACGCCCGCTTCCGGGAACTCCTGAAGGATGCGCCTGAGGTTCACGGCATTCAACAAATGGGTGAGTACTGGGATTTTCATGAATGCAAAATGGATTATATGTGCAAAAGCAGAACCCACTCCGCCCGGTTAATTTGCATTGAGGAGATTAAGAAATGAACAAGCTCATTGAGACATTAATTATAATGATCCTAATACAGTCGTGCGGCGCTTATGCTCATGATAAAAATGCTTGTAGCATTGCTCTAGACACATGCTTGGATGTAGCAAAAGAACAAGATAATTATATTGTGATGCTTAAGGATGAAGTGAAGGACTTAGAGGGTAAAGTGGATGAGCAGCCCTCTAATCCACTATTGTGGCTAGCGGTGGGGTTCGTGGTTGGAGGGGCCGGGGTTTTGGCTATTAGGAGGTAGGATGAGTAAGTTAAGTGAATTAGGCGATGAGCTATTGAATAGTGAAGGCATACCCTATGAAGGTTTTGATATTGATATGAGTAAGCTTGAAAAATTTGTCTTAGCTGCAAAGGTGATGGAAAAATGTCTAAATGATTTACAAGATCATTTTCATGGAAATTCTTACCATATAACAGCTAACGAGGCTCTTGCTGAAGTGAAGAGGATTCTAGGAGAATGAGTGCAGACATGAAAAATCTTATATTGGTTTACGTGATTGTTTTGGTTGGTATGGTTGTATTGGTTATGGGGACTGTATGAAGACTTTAAAAGAAGTGGTGGATGAGGTTGGGTTTCCTGTGTATGTGGAGTGGGAATCATGTGGGAGTATTGTAGGCGGAGTTGATCCCAAAACTAAAGAACTCACTTACACTAATTTACACACTCTTGATTATACTAGTTATGCTGACATACAGGGTGGCTACTTGATGAGTGACACTAAAGTAACCTATTATGAATCCCTTAAAGATGACTGTTCATTAGAGACGCCTGTTCACCTTAAAGTGAACAACCACGAGCAAAGCGAGTGTACATGCCCCACCCTTTTATCAGGCCATCATCAGGGGTGCTCCTTCGGAGAGAGTAAATGGACACGCTAATACTTAAAGGTGTTGGAGTTTATCAGGTGATAAGGATAAATCCAGAATCAGTAAAAGGATTTAAAGGTCGTTTTGATATACGAAAGATGGCCTATGAATTAGCAAGAGAGATGCTAGCCAATGGTTGTTTAATCGGCAATGGCCCACTGAAATGTCTCACTGCAGATGCCTATGAGTATAGGGTCTATGTTAACTATATGAAGAAGGCTGATAGTGACCTATACAGTAGTCCTATTTTGGAGGAAGAGTGGAAGCCATAAACAGTATTTTAAAAGAGTTATACACAAAGACTAAAGAAGGTCGGGCTGTGATTAAACAGGCTAGACTATGCGTGCAGCAATTGCAGAAAGCTAGCAATGTACTTTTAAAGCCTATTAAAAGGAAACGTCAATGGAAGCCATAGCCAGCATTGTCTACCACCTCACCCTAGCCACCTGCTGTATTGTGGCCACTAAAGTTTTATGGGACGTTGCTTACGATATCCAAAACCCAATTACTGAAGGAGATGACGATGAGTCTATTTACTAGTTACCTAATGGTTGTAGCAATGATGTGCCAGGGCCTTCCTCACAAAGAAATGCAGGAATGTCAATTGGCCCTAATGAAATGTATCTATGCTGTGGACGTGCTAGGTTGCTTTGAGTCTAGCGTAAAAGAGAGCTATGAATGCAGCAAGGATAAGAAGTAATGAAGTGGGAAGACTGTACATTCAACAAACCAGTTGTGATCCTTAAAGGATTTTATAAGGATTGCAGAGGAAAGGTTTTGAGTGTATGTTCTCATTCTGCTTCCATTCAAATAGAGGTATATCAAGATCCTTATGGAAATTCAGTAAAAGTCGTTGTTTATCTAGATCCTATTGATTTGGAGGCCCTATGATTAAATGCCATTGGACAGATCATCACCATGCCTTCTTTAAGAATAACTCAGGCCAGTTCTACGAATGTGAGTACTGCGATAAGGTGAAGATCAGTAGCTACAGTGTGTGGCAGCTATTAGAAGAATATGGCGAGCTCACCAGATACATGACGTTTAGTCAGACTGTGGCGGTTGAGATGGCTATTGTGCAGTATTTGTGGGATCGGTCGGAGGAGTCAAGAAGAGCTGGTATTCCGCCTGGCGCCGCCTTGTTAGGCCTGGAATTACATACGAACCAACTCTATTCCATAGAAGAATGTTTGCAGCAGCTGCTTGCATATTACCAGACCGAACGCCTCGTAGAAGTCCCGAATGCTGAAACGACCCAATCCCCAGGTTGTACACAAAGTCCACCACGGCGGCCAGCTGATTACTATTCAGACTTGAGAGAAGAGATTGCCCAAGGACGGACGCAACTTGCTGAGAGATACAAGTTAACGTTTCTGTCAAAGCTGACTCAGCTTGATTCTGGGTCCAAACCTGTCCCACTTCTATTGGAGGGTACGATTTATAGTCTGCAAAGCTCAGAAGAGCTCCTTGAGTTGTACCGTAGCCAATCGTCCATCGACCCATTTGATCTTGATAGGCTTTAAGCTTACAACCTTCAAACTCTTTAATTAACGCGATAGCCTTTTGGATGGCTTCTTCCACAAGTCCCCCAAAACTAACAAAGCCCCACAGATCATTCCCCCCACATGACCCCAATAGGCCACACCAGAGAACATATCCGTAGCAGCCAATAAAACCTGCATAGACAGCATAGTCATTCCCATCACTGCCCCAATGCACTTATCCACAGGTGCCTTACCAAACGTTAAACAGACTGCCATAAACACTCCAGATAATGACCCACTAGCGCCTATGAGGCCTCCTCCCATGCCTGCCATTAGCCAGAAGAATAGGGCTGAAATGGCCCCAGATAGCACGTACCAGAGAACCAGGCGTCTACCCCCTATCCGGCTCTCTAGAAAGGCTAGGAAGGGCAGTCCAAACATAAAATTGCCTATAAAGTGAGGCCAATGGGCATGGGCGAACTGGTAGGTGAGGATTCCCCAGGGCTGGCTAGAGGTGAGACAGAGAAGGTCTCTTAGGCTTGGAAAGAGCTCACAGGCTATTTGAACAAGAAGGCAGATTAAGAGGATAGCGACCGTAGCGGGATAATGGCTACGCGGCTGAGGGAGGGTCTTTCGGGTCGTCTTGCGGCGGGGCATTAGTATCTCCTTGGGCTAGGCGGCTTATAAGGGTACTAAAGAAGCTACCCCCGGATATGATGTCTAGGTTCTCTAAGACTGACTTAAGCTCTGTAACGCCTATTAGGCCTGTCACCATCTTCATAATCGGCAACTCAATAGGGGTAAGGTATTGCTCCACCAAGAAGGCAGACAGAGCCGCCGTCTGATAGACCAGTATCTTAACTACAGTCCGTTTAAGGCCACTAGAAGTTATGGGTATTTGTTGCTTTAAGGCTGCTAGGAGTCCCGTAGCCAGGTCACACAGGGTTAAAACCATTACAGTAAGAAGTACAGCCTTAGCAGGAGCAAATACTGCTATTATAGCTATGGCAATGGTTTTTATCCCTTGCATAATATCCTATTTACATTATGATGGTTCTACAAGCAACCAAGCAACATCAGAGGTGTCTGTTCCGCTGCTTGAAGTGATAGTGAAGCTTGTGCCAGCGGACCGTGCTGATACATAGAGGAAGCCAGGTGTGCCGGCGCCGTTCTGGTTGGTTAAGAAGATCCGTGTGTTGTTTGTAACGCTAGCATTGTTAACAGTGACCGTGCCGCCCACTAAAGTGCTCTTACCCATGCGGGCATCACTGCCTTCAGCAATCTTTAATCCAGCACCTACTGTGAGGCCAACCCAGTTACCGTCTTGAGACAGTTCCCAGCGGTTTACTCGACCGGCTGTGCCATTGGGGATACTTTGGAAGAGGAGCTTAGAACCGTTCGCTGTATTAGAGAAGTTCTCAGTGGCTCTGGCGATAACACCAAAGATCTCATTAAAAGCGCTTGAACCGTACCCACCGAATGCCAGGAATCCAAGGTCGTCTCCGCTATTAACAGCTGATGGAGAGGCTTGAGACCCTCTAGCTTTTAACCAAGCCATTTGGGCGCCATGGCCGTTATTGGCAAAGGTCATTGTATAGATAGGTCGGTCTACGCCGTCACCGATGGATTGTAGTCCTTCTGGGTCACCGAAGGGTGATACAGGGGTTGCAGAGCCTGCTACGATTGCTGTAGCATTGACAATGTTATGGGTTCCAGCATCATTACCTGTCACTAATACAGAGGATAGATTTTGAGAACCTCCAGTGGAAGGTCCAATTAATACTTCAACGCCAGATGAGTTTAGGCCGTAGAGTTTGTCGTCAGACTTAAAGTAGAGCTTATCATATC